GAATCTACGCCTCTATATGGAAAATAAGTTTGATTGGCTGCTGCATTGACACCTCCTGATATGCCACCCCCTGCTGCTGTTGAACGTAGAATATTAGTAAGAGATTGCGTTAATTCTCCTTGCGCCAAATTTAAAAAGTTTGTATTCTTATTTTTTTCGTATCCCCGCAATAATTTAAATGCACTACTTCCCCATTTTTTATTACCGCCATCCTGTATAACTTCATCAAGAGCATTAACAATACCGCCAGGACCTAATATGGTATTTGTTCCACCACCGGCAACTGTCAATGGACTAGGAGATTTGTCGTAATGCAAATCAGCAAATCCTCTAGCGACTCTAGCAGATCCACTGGCATACAGCACACTTTCATATGCAATTGTCATGATGTTTTCTAATGTCCCATCTTGACCATTCACATGTGTGCCATGTCTAAATGAAGTTAAAATTGGATTTAAAATAGTGTATTCACTGAATCGTTTTTGATGTAGGCTATAAATTCTTATGGCGTTGATATAATTTTTAGAATTGTAGGTTTGTGTTTTAGGACTGTATCCAAACTTGTTATATAAATTTCTTTGTCCTAATACCTGTAAATTACTCCTTTTATAGACTTCATTCAAAGCACCAGTCGAATCACCGTAGTTATTATCCATGTCACGGTAATAGTAATTGAAGTAATCAAACCATAGTTTTCTTATCAAATTTGCAGAATCATCGTGAAACACAATGTTAAGTTCTTCATATCTGACTTTGGTCTGTGCTATGTAAGGTCTGTTATAATTGTTATAGGTTTTGGTTTCAACTCTAAATTTTGGAAGATCGGCAGATTTAACCAACATTCCTGCTTCAATTTGTTCTCTCTCTGGTAAATTTGCAATTGCAGGATTTAAATCAAAAAACACATGAAACAACCAAGTATATTTTGGTGCTAGTTCATAATTGTTATCAACAAACAAACGACTAGCGTGTCTAAAATCTTTGACACTATCACCTTTTGTTATCTGTGTTAAAAATCCATCAAAAATATTAGGCATATTATTTCACTTTATATTATTTATTTCAAAAAAAAACCCGGTCGAAACCGGGTTTGTAAAAGTTGAATAAAATCAGGTTACACCAGTAATAACAGTACCTAATGTACGTCCTACCAGTGTGCCAACGCCTGTTCCGGTTGGTGTTTGTACAGCATTATCGTAAGTAATTGATAACACAATCGTAGCAGGGGCATTTTCGCCGTAGGCCATGTCGCCGTAATTGATAGTGCCTAATAATGCTCCATATAGTTCCCAAGTTTCTAAAACATTAGGAGTATGTACACCATTGCCACCATCTAACATTTCAAATCTCAAAACAAATTTGTAATCAATTCCGGCTGCTGCTGAACTTTGTTCGGCAAAGTCAAATTGTTTCTGAATTTGTTCGCCAACTAATTTACTTACATTACCGCCGGCATCGTCTCTTAGTGTAACACTAACTGGTTCCCAAGTGGGTTTTCCAATCAAATTGATCTTTGAGTTATAGACGTCAATAGCAAACGGATTCATGTTTAAATTGGGACGGCTAATACTTTCTACCTGCTTGGTAAGTTCAACACGATCAGTACTGACTCCAAAATTTTCAAACACCGCACGAAAGCGATATTTGAGTTTAGGCATTAACAAACCTTGGGTGCTGGCACTTTGGTTTGTTGCTAAAGGAACTGTGAATTTGTTTAATGAGGCAATTGCCATTTTATTCTCCTGTTATAGGTATTTACCAAAATTTTATTGGAAACTATTGGGGTCGCCTCGACCCCAATATATACCCATATTAAACTCCTGCTGCAATGTCACCTGGGTTCTTCAAGCGAATTGGGATGTAAATAAATTCAACATCTTTCATTGGTTCAATTGCAATATCAACATATAGTTCATTACGTGCAATACGTGTTGGAGTATTGTTTGATTCGTCACAAACCACCAGGTAATCGTAAATACCACGCTTTGAAACTAAATCATTTATCGCACCACTGATAACATTCTTGATTTGATCACGAGTAATTTTATCGTTAGGTTCAAACAAGAATGCATTTCCAGTAGTGGCCAAAATTGTACGTAGATAATTGACTAAACGTGCAACATTAATACGATCCAAACTACTTGTAGTTGGGTTTCTAGTTTTCTGACCCCATACTACCAAGCCAACACCCGGCAAATTAGTAATAGGATTGATTCTATTTTCGTACAATGTATCTCTTAGTCCTGGTCTAATACTGTCAAATGTAAATTCTCCAGTAGCACTATCAATGTATCCAATATTGGTAGCATTATCCACTAGACCACGACGTGTGCCAGCTGGCGCAAACCATTGATAACTTACATTATCATTGAAGATAATTGTTCGTAATGCCATATGACTTGCTGGTACAACAATTGTGTTGCCCTGTAAGTCTGAAGATTGACCTGCTGGATAATAGACACCCAAGTATGGAGAAGCTGTAGCCAATCCATCACCATTGGTGTTATTACTCCAATTTACAATATCTACCGCATTAGGTGCTAAACGCATTGGTGTATCGCCAACAACAAAAGCTGTTTGAGCTCGGTCGTTATTTAGAGCGATCATTTCGTCAATCAGTTCAGGATATCCTGGAGCAGCAATTAAATTAAACTGAAATTGATCTTCTCTAATTTCTGTGCTTGCAGTTAGGGATGCTTGCATTGCCGCGGTAATCATGCGTCTTTGTGCCTGACGGCCCATGTAAGGACTTCCGTTATCCTTCAAACCACTTGCTGTCTGCCATGTGTCTTTGACAGTAGGCAATGAACCTCCTGCTCCTGGTACAGCTGGTAAATCTGGATAAGCGTTTGCATTAAACTTGTTACTGACAAACTGCTTAACATTGAAACCACTGCGACGTGTGTTAAACAACAAGATTCCACGTGGATATAATCTATAATCAGGAGCGTCTTGATCAAGATAATCACTTGCTAATAAATCTGTGATAGCAGGCAATGATCCTGTAATAACATCAGTAGTTCCGTCAGTATCCCATCGTGCATCAGCGAATACAATGCCGTTTTGACCAATTTGATCAGTGTTGTCAATTAATACCCATTCAGTGCCATCGTAACGATAAATTACTGGATAGTTTTCTAAATCGCCACTGTCCAGCCATAAATCACCTGCGACTAATGCGCTTACACCATCGCTTTGAAACTCGGGCTCACTGGCACTAATAATTACACCTTCTGGATCAGTGTTGGACAGGGTATATCCTCTCGCATCAGTTTTACCTGACCAATATGCACTTCTATATCCTCTCCATCCGCCTACATCATTGATCATGATATCAACAGCAGCAGGATCGCTGTAATACCAAAGCGTTCCATCTGCAGGCGCACGATATGGTTCAGTTGTGCTATATGTATAAGTTAAGGCTTCCCAGTTAGTGAGTGCCAAAGTGCTACCATACAGAATAGTACCGGTAGTAGAACTTGTGAATCCTGCATCAGCAGTTGGAGTTCCTGTTTCGTCGATCAAGTAAATATCACCACCAAAAATGTGAGTAAATGTGATGATGTTATTCTCCACACTGACTGTGATTTCAGGAATATTTAAAGCCAAAATATCTGCTATAAAACTTGCTTGTGAAGTTCCGGACAAAATAAAGGAATAATAGATAATATTGTTTGATCCAATTTCTGTCACACCAATTGTCAATTCGTCGCTAGCAGTGAACGGATTAGCAGCGATCGCAGTTCCACTTACAACTGTCTGACCTGTAACTCTTCTGCGGTATGGCTTGAAAGCGTTGGTGTCGTCACGCAGTGGATCCCACGCGATCCATACGGTTCCAGCAACAATGCCATTGCCGCCGCCAGCTGGGTCTAATCCAAACAGTGCATCTTCAGCTCTGTTATAAAACTCTGTTCCTAATGTAGCAAAGCTCTGTGTAGTTGAGTTATATCTCTTAATAACTATATCAGCTCCACTTCCTGTAGCACCTAATTTCATAAACACACTACCACTAGGACGAGGAACTGTATCTGTGCTTCTCCAACTTGGGATCTCAGCAAAAGTACCAAAAGTTAATTTTGGATTTGAATAAGTACTGCCAGATGAACCTAAACCTAAACTGGCCATTGGAGTACCAGCTGAGTTAGAAATTAAGATTTTTCCATCTGCTGTAGCACCATTGCTTTCGGCTGCATCTGTTGCATATAATTCTAGTCTGCTATCAATATAAGCAGCAGTTACCCCGGTAATTGCAGCACTATTAATTGCAGAAACTACCTGTGCAATAGTTCTTGCTGATCCTGTGTTACCAATTGTAACTGTGGTGCCATTGATTGTTAGTGCAGCGGCTGGGCTACTTGCAGGAATAGCAGTTGTACTAGAAGTAGCAAAAGTAACTGTACCTTTAATTGTAGGCCAACTTTGTGCCCATGCATCTGTACCAATTCTTACCCAGTTGTTGCTTCTATTTTTGTAAAATAAAATTGCATTACTGCCTGTACCAAAAGAAACTGCATAGCTTCCAATTTGGCCAATTGAGTCATTTGGTACGTAAATACCGCTTGTAAGAGTTTGATTGGTTGTAGATGTAACTAGTAAAGGAGTTTTAAGGGTGAATTGACTGTTGATTGCATCCCACTCATTTATTCCCCAAACACTACCAGTCAAATCCATCCAATGTGTATTGTTTGCAACTGCACCAATTGGACGAACACTTGTACCTTCAAGTTCATCTAGATCAATATCTGCACGAATAGCATAGATTCTATTAACATTGCCCAACACACTATAAGCAGTCATCAAACCATATTCATTGCGTTCATCGCCATGTAATGGAGTGCCTGCTGCGCTTTGTTGGAAACTGGGATAGCCCATTGATGCTATCAATTCACGCTGACTGGAATAGGTAAGTAATTTACCTGCTCTAGCAGCAGTTGTGTCTGTAGCTGACGTACCCGATGGATTGGTCTTATCTTGGGCAGTTGCTAAAATAATCAAAGGCACAGTTCCTACTGCACCTGGAATATATTGACTTTCGTCGGTAACGGTTATTTCTAAACCTGGGGATACTAGTGCCATGTTTTTATCCTTTAACAAAACATTTGCTTGTATTTATAAAAAGGATATAGAATTCGGCTCTGATGAGGTGCCTTTAAAAGGTTTTACCTATAAATAGTGTTATGCAAAGACCACTCTGTACTCAATGTAGAGGTAATCCTGCAGCAGTTAATTACAAACTTGGCAGCAAAATCTATTATAGAAAGACCTGTGCTAGTTGTGCCAGGAAGGGCAGGCAAGTAAAAGAAATGCCGGCTTGGACTAAAGCCGGATACAAGAAAAAACTGACCTGTGAGCGTTGCAATTTTAAAGCAAAAACTGCCAATCAAATATTTGTTTTTTATTTAGATGGCAATTTAAAAAACAATAACTGGATAAACTTGCGTAGTGTGTGCGCTAACTGTAGAATAGAGCTCAATACCAGCAAAACTACTTGGCGCGAAAGCCCGCTAGTAGCAGATTATTGACCTTGCTGTAAAGTTCTTCGATGGTCCCGTTGTTTTCTATTTCGTAATTAAACGTTTGACCAATCCAAGCCCATTCACTGTGATGCACTTGCGGGTATCTTTGCGGCATCAACTGCCCAGCATCTTCTAGTAGCCATTGACGATCTTCGTGTGTGGTATTTTCAAGCAAAGCACAATCATACCACTCGGGCAATGCACCACGTTTGACCCATACACACATGCCACCATGTTTTCTAATAGCAGCTATTTCGTTGGGAAATCTCACATCGCTGATAACAATGTCTTCAGTGGTTTTACGTAATCTATTTTCTAAACTGGCTATCCAAATATCATTATGAAATCCACCGCGACAAACTTCAGTGCCCCAAAGTTGCAGCATGTATCTTGGAGTTAATCGGGGCATGTCAAGACGCTTGGCCCACCAAGGATCCACTTGTTCGCGCCACTCCCTGGCTTCGGGTGTTAGCCCTTCTAACAGTTCTCTATCCCACCCAAACACTTGAGCTACAGCATCTTTTAATGTACCAGCAAAGCTGTCTCTAACAAACCCATGCTTGGCTACCAAATAATTAGCCACAGTGTCTTTGCCTGAACCAATAAATCCCGTGATTCCTATGATCATAAAAAATGCCCCTTTAGGAGCATTTTAAATTATTTGCCACTGTGTGTCAAACACCAAAACGATTTTTCTTACGCTTGGGAACCGGACTTTCCTTGTTGATAGTAGGGCCTTCTTGACTACGCATGTCGCCGTGATTTATGTCTTCGTAATTGGCATGCACTTGTTTATAGGCCAATTTAAGCATTTCTTGTTCTTCTTTAGTGAACGGAGCTGTAAGTTTCCACTTGCCTAGCCATGACTCTTCGTCCATATCTGGCATGGTTTTTCCATCAGTTGCAGCTAATGCCAAGCCCAGTCTGTACAGGGTATAATCACTGTTCCATTTTTTACCATCAGTAAAGCGATTTAATCCGCGCATGGCGAAACGTTGGCGTTTGTTTAGTTCGCCTGTACTCTCTGA